ACTTGTTCCCTGCACTTTACTTGTTTCTCGGCACTTCCTGTGATGTTCGGTTTGGACGTCGTAACCCTGGGGTTGTGGACCCTAGTGAATTCCTGGTGGGTTGTTGTACCACTGGTGGTGGCCCCGGTCGCGGGTGCTGCCTGGTATTATCATGGCTCACCGCTCCATCATGGAGCAGCTGTGATTGCCGCGCACCCTGCGGTTGTGGTTGATACCACAGTGCAAGGGGGGGGGACGCGGTGGCAGCGGTTTAAAGGCCGGTGTATGGTGACTGGTGCACGTGCTTGGATTAGTGTCGTGGGACATCCAAGAAGCACGAACATGGGGTGGCTATACTGGCAAGAGCATACTGTTGTTAAGTGGGGGATGATATTTGCGGTTGCGTCTGCATTTACATATCTCATTGCTCGGATGAGAAAATATTGGCGTAGGGAGGAAAGCAAGAAGGACACTTTAACTTCATTGTTTGAAGGGGTCATTGCTCTCTTTTGCTCTATGTTTCTCGTTAAGGAAGGGTTGGAGTTTGCGGTTAGGCGCTTTGGTGAGGCGTCTCGGATTCTTCAAATGATGCGTTTTATGGTGCGTGCTGTTGGTGGTATAGGTTATCTCTTTGGGATTGAGAATGATCGTATTGCTGAGATAGTTGACAGTGCTGATGAGGCTGTCACTAAACGCGCGTTGCAGGTGGAGGGCGATCGACTCCCAAAGTTGTATTCCGGTGTGGGATATTCTTCTGGAGCGCAAGTTCCTCCGCCAAAGCGGCAAAAAATGGACGACCAACCCAGCTTTGTGTCCAGTGGGACCTATACAGTTGGGGAGGCGTCCGTCAGTGCTGCCAGCGCTGACGCGGCCCGTGTTGCTGCCCGCGAGGTGGCTCGCAAGTTTGTGTCACCACGTCGATGGGCTGAAGATGATGATAATAAGACGGAGTGTGATTCCGCATTGTCTTCATCCTCAAACCCGTTTTCCAGCGCAAGCAAGTCATCAACTGCCGCAGTGGCTGCAGCAGCAGCTGCAGTACCTGTAGCACCATCGACTGTCGTGGTTGGTGGTGTGGTGAAGGTGGTGAATGTGGATGAGTCAAAGCGTGATGCACAAGCTGGGCGTGTTGACCAGTGTGGGGTATGCGGCTTTGCGTCATGTGGTGATGCCTGGGCGTGTGGGGACCGGAGCCACGCAGAAGCAGTTTTGGGTATTGAAAACACTAAGCATCTTTCTAACGATCTTAGAGGTTATGTAACCAAAGCAAACGTTGCGGTGTGTCTCGTCGCTGTATTGATCATGGTGGGCGTTTGGTGGTACTTACACGAAGCGAGATCTGATGATGATCACATAAGTTCTTTTGAAGCAGGTGGCAAGAAGAAACGTGATCGGAAGAATAAGCGACGTGTGTGGTATTATGCCAATGAACCGGCAGATGATGACGACGATGATGTAATCGTTATGGGGCGTCATGATCACACGCGAGGTTCAAAGTGTCATCCTGGCTGTCCAGCCTATGACACGAGCCGTGATAAGAACTTCATTGATGGTGAGGTTAAACCTGGTACATTTTTGTATAATGAGATTGAGGAGAACCGTGGCTGGAACGCGTGGAATAACGCAAGTCAGTCACAGAGGGCTGCTATAGTCGATGACATATACATGGGTTCCGGGCGTGCGGCACGCAAGAAAGCACATGAGGGGAGTAATGATGCGCGCGACAGGGTATGGGATGCCTATGTCGCTGGGCAAGGTGACACCCGAAAGGTCCTGATGACTGAGCTAGTGGGGTTGGCACTAAACCGAGACTTCGGTGGTGCGCCATTCACAAAGCAGGTTTTTGATGAGGCGTGGAAGGATGTGGGGGTGCCAGGACAAGTGCGTCTGGCGACTACGTTGAAAAAGGTGGAGTCGTTACTCCTTCCTGAATCAGCGTGGACCACTATCAATGCGTTTTTGGACTCAAATTTGGGCGTGCTTGTTGTGGCACCAGTTGTGTGTGCAGCAACCTCCGTGCTAACGGCTGTTGCCACTTCTGCTGTGGTGAGTCATTTTGCATCAAAAACACCTGAAAAGACCATGGATGAGGTTGAGAAGGTGGTTATTGTGGAGGAGTCTCCTCCAGAAAGCAAATATGGCGAGGCCAATAATGCAAAGGGTGACGTGTGTCGATGGGGCCTGAAGTGTAAGTACCTCAAGGACAAGAAGTGTCGGTTTGCACAGCATGTGGGTGCTGATGCAATGGCTAAGATACTGTGTCCACAGTCGACCAAATGTAAGAGCCCAGGTTGTGGGTTCAAACATGAGACTGTGAAGGAGGAAGCTGCTTTTGGCACTGGTGCTACTATGGAGGTAATAGCGGAGGCTGTTTACCGTATAAAGTCTGACATTGGGGGTTGGATGAACGCAACACTGATGGTGTTTGGGACTAATAAGTTTTTCTTTTTTCCCTACCACTTCATTCGCGCGGATCCCGCCCGGGGTACACCAAAGGTCATTTCCATTGATGGTGGAGATAAGACATTGGGAACCTTTAATGTGTCTGACTGTTACCGACCACATGTAGATGTGGATTTGGTCTTGGTGGCACTAAAGGACGTGAAGCTCGTTGATGGGGTTGAGAAGACGGTGTTGTCCAATGCCGTTTGTCAGAAACCCATGGTCTTCAAAAAGTCCGGTGCGTGCATACTGACCCCCTGGAAGTCTGAGCGATCAAAGACCCAAAAAACATTAGTTGGGTACGCTACGGAGGTCCGGAATGGTGAAGTTTTGCACTCCTCTCCCACTCTTGATGGCAATTGCGGTAGCGCAATTGTGGTGGAGGGAGGTGTGGTTGGTATCCATTGTGCGGCATATCCGGCGTTGAAAATAAACGCGGGTGCTGCTATTACCCAGCCACTCATTACTTTACTCTCATCCGTCTCTAGTCCAAAAAACTAGAGGCGGGTGCTGCACGCACCTTGGCGGGTGTGTGCAGCCAGTGGGCGGACTTTGTTGGCAAGTCTTACTACACTGGAGCAACCCAAAGACGGCCTGAGGGAGAGCTGAAGGATCTGCGGTACATGGAATGTGCGGGAAGTGTCTCGCGCTATGTGCCAGAGCCCAAGGCGCCCGGTAAGGTTTCTGAGGTATCTGCGTATCTGGAGGGGGTGGCAGGGTTTGAGGAGGAGTACAAGATGGCCTGGTGTGTGTCATCGCTTGCTGCGAAGAGTATAGCAAAGTACGATCGTCCTCAGCCTGCTGCCGTTGTGAAGGATGCAATGACGAATGCCAATATGTGGGTGAGGTCACATTTTATGCGCTTCTGTAAGGGTTCTCGTGTGTTGCCGATGGGGTCAGTCTGGTGTGGATTGGACCATGACACATCGGCTGGGTATCCCTGGAACCTGCGTTGGGCGTGTAAAGGTGATTTTCTCGAATCGGAAGAGTTTCAGCAAGTGTATAAGGAGTATTGGAGATCGCTGGCTACGGAAGGTGCGGAGTTGATTCCACTTTGGACTGTGAGTCTGAAGAAGGAGTTGCGCCCCCTTGAAAAGCTACGCGAAGGTAAAGTACGTACATTTACAGCTTCTCCGACGGAGCTAACAGTTGCAACAAATCAGCTGTGTAGCGACTTCAATGAGCGTTTCTATGACGCTCATTGTCCTAAGAGTTGGTCGAGCGTTGGGTTGTCAAAGTATCACGGCGGGTTTCAAACTGTGTACAATGAACTACAGCGCCATCCACACGCTTTTGCGCTGGATGAAAGTGCGTATGACTCCTCGCTGTGGGCGGGGGTGTTGGAAGATTGTCGAGATATGCGGTGGGAAATGTTCGCCGTTGATGACAAATCTGAGGATACGCGCAAACGACTATGGGCAGTCTATGATTCCATAATTCACAGTTGGATGGTCACGCCGTGGGGTGACGTGCTGGTGAAGCACACGGGGAACCCGAGTGGGTCCGCGAATACAATTGTGGACAACACGATGGTGTTGTATCGATTACTTGCGTACGCATGGATCGTTATTCAATGGAGGAGAATGTCGGAGGATCGTGCTCAGGCTTTGGGCATGAAATCATTCGAGGGAAATGTGGCAGCAGTGCTGTGTGGCGATGATAATACGTTCACTGTGTCAGATGAGGTGGTAGGTTGGTTCAATGCAATCACCATCACGAAGATCTGGGCGGAGTTGTTAGTCGTTACCACTACGGACGATCCTAATCCAAGAAGACTGTTGGATGTGGATTTTGTGTCACATCGGTTTGTCCCTATTACTTGGACAAATGGCGTAACTCACATTCTACCCGCCCCAGAGACCAACAAGATCCTTTGTTCGTTAATGTGGGGTGGTTCTTCAGCAGACCCGAGGGAGGTGTTGCTGCGTGCTTTTGCTCTGCGCAATGAGTCATGGGCCAACATGGAGTGTCGTGTCATTCTTGAACGGTTCATCGATTATTGGAAGGTCCGCCATGCTGAAGAGCTGTGTGGAGTCCTAAAAATCGGTGGAGCTGACATGAAAATGAGCGATATTTGGCGAAGTTGGAAATCTGATGGTCAATTGTGGGAACTCTATACTCAAGGAGCGGAACGGTATATTGAAGCTAGTAACTCAGCTGGGCTCAATAAAAGTTGTTCTGTCGGGGTTGAGAGTGTAAAAGGCACGGGTCGGGAGGATTGTCGTCTGCAGAGTGGGCTTGTGGAAATGCCAAAGACAGCTGCAGAAAAAGCTGCGCGGAAGGCCATGAAGAAGGCTCGCAAGATGGAAGTTAAGAAGAAGTTGGTGCATGGGGCGCATGGAGTGAAGAAGACTCTCGGCCACATGAAGGCTGCAACAAAGAAGGTGAAGGCCGTTGTGAAGGCCTTGCCCTCAATGTGGGCAGCAAAAAGCGAAAAGCTGTACCAGAAGGAAAAGGGGAGCCACGTGCATACAGAGGTCGGGAAAGACCGTCTCGCCGTGGTGGCGCCAGGACTAACTGGGGTGGTGGGCCAATTACTATATGGGCCGCCTGAAACTTTCGCAAATCCAACGTTGTTGGATGCTGGTAGGCTGAATAGGCTGGCCAGCATGTACGAGCGATTCAAAATTAAGTCGCTTGGGTTCACGTATGTGCCTGCAATGGGCATTGATACTCCAGGACTTCTCCTGGGAGCATGGACCAACAACCTTAACGCCACCACTGCTACAGGTGGTGAGTTGATCAAGATTCTCCAGTGCCATGAAGGGGCAGAGGAAGTTGAAGTGACGAAAAGGCACACATGGCGTTTGCCGAAGTCATGCTTCAAGGAGAGCCAGGAGTGGTTTTATACGAACACCTTTGCGTCGGAGGACCCGCTTTTAACTATTGCGGGTGCGTTCTATTTGGTGGATTCGATGGGATCACTTCTGGATTCAGTCACGTATGGTGAGCTGCATCTTGAATACACACTGGAGTTCAGTGTGCCTACTCTTGACTCGCCTGCGAGTGGGAGTGGGGCAATTGCGAGTTTTGCTCTTAATCCAGCGACTACAACTGGGTCGCAGGCCTCATTGACGGTGGTCGATGGGGGAGAGTGGGAGGGATCATTTACGCCAACTATTGTGACTACAGTAGCTGCAGCGGACTCGATACAGGTACCCTCGGGGACGTATCGGATGGGCTTGGATATGGAGTGCACAGGAGGTGACTCTTCAAGCGTGTATGATGTGATGTACTCTTTGGCGGATGGTGAGGTTGCGGGTGATGCTTTCTCGGCCCACAGTGCTGCCAATAATGTACGTGTGCAAGGAAACCAGCCAGGTGGGCTTGGTTTCATTCAAACGGTTACGGGGTGGGTCTCAAATGCTGTGGAGTCCGCGGGGACGACGCTGCAAAAGGGCCTTGACTTTGTGCTGGGTGTGAATGATAACTCGGGAACGGTTTTCGATACCGTTGAGACCTTATTGTCGGTGGCGGCCGATGTGATTGAGGATCTCTTAATCTTTGCGTTTACAACCGATAGGGACTTCAAAATCCATCGGAATTGCACTGTTGTGCTCCATATCCGGAAGGGGAAGTGGGAGCCGTACAAGCGAACGCTGTTGGCCTATCAGGCCAACAAGTCGCGGCGGATCAGTTATAAGATCAAAGCCGCTGTTCGTGATGAGTTGATTCAGCATGCAACATGGCTGACCCTTGGAGCAACGTTCGATCGTTTTTCAAGTGTGTCGGCCCCTTGTCGCGATGGCGATGAGAAGGATGATAGAAAGGAGAAGACGGTGCCGCTCAGTGCAGTAGCGGCACTGCTCAGGTTGAGCAGTGGTAGGGCCAATGGTTTGGTAGCCGCTTCTGCTCTTCGTTCAACTTCGTCATCGAGTGTCTCTTCAGTGTGTAGTGAAGACTATATGTCTGGGGGGGAGAGTGCCAAACTTAGTGTGGTGGCTACGCCTGCGCGTAGTGCATCCAAAGAGCGGCGCTAAGGGCCATTGGTGGCCTCCAGCCGGTTGTGTTTCGGTTTCTTTTTTCACAACCGGCGCCAATCCGTGAGTTTTGTAGCCAAGTGGCTTTCTTGCGGGGTGTGGTGGGATGAGTGAATTTGTCCACAGGGTTGGGCGGGATTGAGTGTCGTGCGGGGGTTGATAGCCTCCAGTGATCAGCTGTGTTCGGGAAAACTCCCCATGTCTCGCGTTGGGACATGGGGGCGTATGTTCGCATACGTTCACAGGTGGCATGATATCGTATTTCTGCTTTCCACTGAAACTTTGTGTGTGCGTTGGGACTGTGTTGCGGAGTGGTTTTTCTCAGTATGTGCTATTCTTTAGCCAGAAGGGTTCTTCCACTCTGGTACTGTCCTTGCCGGTGGGGAAAGCGATGTGCGGACGGGCAGGTTGTAAAGTCCATTTTCGTTTGAGCTTGCTCATATAACCAAGAGAGTGGGTACTAGCCTATGTACTTGCGCATTTTGCGCCCACGGTGTTCGCACCTCAGTGTGTTTCTGGG